AGGATCGGGAATGTAAGCTCCTAGTTCCAAGATCTCGGCATACGTTATGCCGGGACTGAATGCGGCTTTTGTATATTTCAACAAAAGACCATTCATGCGTTCGTATACATCACTTGTGATGTATTCTAGCGCTTTGGCTTCTAGAGTAGTACCAGCCTGCTGGGACCTTTGCTGTAATCCAGTGTTAAACACTTGCATTTGGATATCGCGTGCTTTCGATGAGAGGCTTAATAGAGTAACCCTTTGATGGGTCCTATTAACCACGTCGGAATCAAACTGACTCCATGGCGATAGCTCATTATACCCCGGAATTCCGGGCTTAATGATACCCGTCATCGGATCGGAAGAAAGCAACCAACATAATTTTCGGTTCTTATCCTTACGGATAATTGCTTCGATTATTGCAGGACAAGCTTGTGGCTTAAAGAAACCGTATCGTGAACAAAGTGTCCACGCACATGTATTAAACATGTACGGATTTCCTAAATCCCTGATAAATCCGGGTGTAAGAGGAGTTAGGCATTTACCATTAAGGTAAAGTTGCTTTGCTATCTCAGCACCTGAATATTTGCCAGGGAATGACTCCACAGTTTTACTTGTATTAATTGTAAGGTTTAAACCTTTCATTACATACTTGTATTTCCGTGAAGTGCGACGATCTGTTATGATCACGTCATCACCTATTAGTCGGTAAGTATCTCGTACTTGCGTACGCTTACCGGGTAGCCAGCGCATTTTATATGCTGAATACTCAACTACTAGATGGTGTGCTAAAGCAAATAGCGGCCAACCTCCGTAGGCTCCCATAGGTTGCCCACAGTTGTAGGTTACTATTTGATCTGCCCATGCTACTTTAAACTGTCTTTGCGCAAGCAAAGTCCAGATTGCAGAAGCAAGATTTTGATCCTTTATTAATGCAAACAATAATTTACGTTGTATTAATGCCGGAAATCTATCAGTGGCAGAAGATAAATCTGCACAGTAAACATATGATTTCTCTAATGTTTTCTCTGCGGCAAATTTACCCACATTTTCATGTGAGTAGGTTCCGTCCTGAACTAAACGACGTAGGATTTTCATTAAACCTTTATGAAAAGGCCTTAAGCATCGTTGGCTATAATAGTCAATGATTGCTATCGTTCTAGTTTTACCAGCTTTCTCAGGAAACTGAACAAGCTTGGAATGTATAAACTTATCGGTGTTGACTTTTAAGTCTTCACCTTTAAGATTAGACATCGGACGTTTGTCTTTTAGCAGGTCCTCGACAGTACGGATTGCTCCGTATATCTTTGGATCTCTCATAACAGCTGCTATGTCTGCACCACTAAAGTCAAGTGCGGGCCCATTGGGACCGTTCTTAACTGTTAAGTGGTAGTCTATTTCTCCTATGTCAAGACGTATTTTATATTTCTTGATAAAGCGCGGAATAAACTTAATGATGTCTTTTACGATTGCCTCATCTACATTCGTAGGTGGAGCTATAACCGATTCTATATCTTTTGAAATCGGTAATCGCAAGCACTCGACCGATCGCATTACACTTAGTGCGAATACAACCTTTCGGGTGTCCTCATGTCTTAAATAAGTTTTAAATTTATTTAATACCTTTGGAAAGCCATTATTATCAGATTTGGTAAACAGGATTGGTGTAATCGGCTGTCGTAGGGCGTAATGCTCTGCAACAGTATTAAGTTCTTTACAGAACTTAATTGCATCTGCTTTACCCCGGGATTTATTCCGGTGTTGGTAAATGCACGACCATTCCTCAGTTAGTTCGTGTAGGTTAGTTATACCTAAAACACTAGCTAAAGTCGAAAGATTTTGGTGAAACGTTTTATACATATCTAGCCTCCTTAATTTAGGGATTTAAATAATGCTCTCTCTCGATTTCCATCGAGGTGCGCGTATTTAGGGTTACTTAGTAACGACTTGCAGTTTCTCACAAGTGTTAAGGTCGCCGGATTACTCCGGGGGCC